TTTTACACCTAAAACTTATAACTACGTAACGCATAGCCTGAATATTACACGTTCTCTATCAGTCCACAGAATTCACTGCTTCACACGGCAGCTGAGTACGCCCTTACGTCTGCCAACTATACTATTATAAGAAACTGGTGCCCTCAATGTCTTGGGAAGTTATTGAGTTTTTTAATTGTATTAAAGACTTGTTGCAATGTTATATGTCACATCAGGTATCTTCTCAATCAAATTAGCTCTATGCTACTTTCTACTTTTTGATGTATCAGATGATTCCTCTCACACTAACTTCAGTGTTTACACATCAACTAATACACATCTTTCGGATAGCTTGATACTATTGTCAACCACTATTTGTACATATTCAGCCTGTCAAAAGCCTTTATTATCTTATTTTATTAGTATATTAGTTCTTGTTTAACACAATTTAATGGCTTGTGTTCAATGACAAATAACTACTATTGTTCATTAATTGTCTGCCTAAGTGGTACATTGGTGTAGATACTAAAGAGTAAGAAATGTCATCCATTTGATGTATGGATGAGTGAATAGTGCTTCAACTGTGAGGAGCAAAAAAGGTAGGAAGGGATATAAGCCCCTTCCCTCATGCTACTAGAATGCAGCAACAGCATTACTGTTAGACCCTTGCTCATGCAATGTCAGCAGAGTTTCACCATTTGCCATCTGCACCTCTGATACTACAACAGTATTAAATGGCTGTTTAGTTGCAATCTTTGCAGCCAGTTTGTCAGCCACATAGCCTCTGATGTTACCACATGCAAAGAAGAACTTGCCAACTTTATCTTTGCTTGGGATAACTCGCAATGGTTGATTGCCTTGAGAAGCCTTAACTTCTTCTACAGTCACTGTGTTCAGGAAATTGGAATTTGAGTTGCTCTTGGCAACATACTTGCTAAAATCAATCATGGTTTAATAGTTTTATAATTGTGCCGGGGGAATATCCCAAGGCTATGGTAAGGGGGAGGAGTAAGGGTGACTTATATCTCACTCATGTAAATATCATCCCATTAAAAAATTAAAAAAATTTAAAATAATAATGGATACACCTCATACAAGTTAAACTTCATTAAATATTTGGATATATCATTTATTTTACTTATCTTTGCACCGTGACATAGATACTCATAGTCTATATCCCCTGTGATGTATAATCAAAAGGAGTTAGCAGGGCAGACAGAGGATTGATAGTCTCAAATAGAGATGAAGTTTTCTCCTCTAGTCACAAATATGGTAAGAATGTGAAGATGTTAGTGATGCACCAATATGAGTGAGAAAAGGTTGAGGGTAAAGCATCCTAGGGGTAAACCGCCTAACTATAAGCACCTTACTAAAGTAGATAGCCATATAACAACTTAGGGTTTGGCTCCTAGGGATAACTATATAAAAGAAAATGATATGAAAGATTTAATCTTAGGGTTGTGGCAATTACCACAGAATGTATGCGGCAGAATCTATAGGAAACTCATTAAGAAGGATATAATATCTCAAATTAATGATGATTCAGGATACACTGTATATCTGACCAAAACTAATAGAGGGGGAGTTACTCTTGGGGAATATATATTTGTATACCAAAAGTATACGGATTTATCAAGGGTTATTCAGCATGAAACAGGTCATGTAAAGCAGTCAAGAATACTTGGTCCATTCTATTTATTAGTAATAGGATTGCCATCTATTATTCATGCAGCATTACATAGAAGTCTATGTAAGAATGACAACTATTATCACTTTTACACAGAGAAATGGGCTAATAAATTAGCTGGTATTGAGTAAGCCTAGCTTGTTCTTATTACTTCTAAGGACCTTATTAAACTATGTCTAATAGTTAGTATGTGTTAAAAGTAATGTTATATCAATAGTAGATTTGCATATCTCAATTATTTTACTTACCTTTGCAACATCATTTAATTGGTAAGTTTATTGCCCCTTGGTGTAATTGGTTAGTCACATAGGATTTTGGTTCCTATAGTATCAGTTCAAGTCTGGTAGGGGTAACATAATGCCTCCTTAGTTCAATGGATTAGAACATTGCTCTTCTAAGGCAAGTGTTAGGGGTTCGAGTCCCTTAGGGGGTACAAGGTGTTCATAAAACACCTCCTTTCGAGTATGGACTAATTGGTTTGTGAAAATAGGTTAGTCAAAATGGTGGGTTGGACAAATTGGTTAAGTCACTGCCCTTTCAAGGCAGTCATTAGGGGTTCAAATCCCCTACTCACTTCATTTAGTCTATGTAGCATAGTGGTTAATGTGCTGGACTGTCAATCCAGAGATTAGGGTTCAATTCCCTCATAGACTGCATAACTCCTTTTTGAAGTCCTAATTGAAGCGTCAATTAGGCAGGAATGGAAGAGTAAGCCTAATGGTAAGGCAGCAGTCTTGAAAACTGCTAGTAATCATGTAAAAGTGATGTGTGAGTTCGAGTCTCACTTCTTCCTCAATAATGGAGAGTTAACCTAAGAGGTCTTACATGAATAGTAAAAGGATAGGGAATATAGGAGAAGCTAAGGCATTAGCAAAGTTTGTAGAACTTGGAATACCAGTATATATTCCATTTGGAGACAATGAGTCTGCTGACCTAGTAGCAGAATTTAATGGTAAGTTGAATAAGATTCAATGTAAGACAACTGCTGCTATAAGCGAACAGTCCATTATAACTTGGAATTTAAGGTCTACCATAGTAACAACAAGTAATAGATATAAGATACACAAATATACTTCAGACGAAGTTGATTATTTTGTACTGTATCATAGTATTCTGGACTTATTGTTGATAGTACCATTCTCTGAGTTAAACAATAGGGCTTCAATATCGTTTACTTACCCTTTTAGGGTAGTTAAAACAGCCTCTAATCAGAGGAATTATGAAGATTATACTTTCGATAAGTATGTAAAGGAGAGTTAATTATCAAGGTGATGATCCCCTCTGCTAAAGGGTGAGTACCAGTAATGGTATATGTTTCAAGTACATAGCTCTCCGCATAATATAGGTGTAATTCAGTGGGTAGAATGCTGGCTTTGGGAGCCAGTTGTCCTAGGTTCGAGTCCTAGTACCTATACTACTAATAGTACCTAATTAACTAGGTTAAGTTAATCAGGATAATTATGGACTACCTGCTAAAAGTCCATACCAAGGGTCATGTAGTGTAATTGGCTAACACACCATCCTTGCAAGATGGAATTGGGGTTCAAGTCCCACATGTATCCACTCTCCCATACAAGGTGGTTATGCCTTAACTGCTATTAATAAGTTTATAACTGAACATAGTAGGGCATAAGATAGTTCAACTCTATCATGGGGGTCTTGTTTTCATGTTTTCATAATGTTTTAGACAGGTTGCCAGTAGCCTTAATACTGGCAAATTGCTTCTTAGTTCAGTGGTTAAGAACAGTTCCCTTACAAGGAAAAGGTCATAGGTTCGATTCCTATAGAAGCAACATTTAGACACTACTACAGTTAGCAGTAAATCAGTACATACTGTAGATGTATTGATTGAATAGTGTCTATCTAATGGGTTGTTAGCTCAATGGTGGAGCAAGTGGCTGTTAACCACGAGGCTATAGGTTCGAGTCCTATACTTCCCGCAGTTAAATTGGGAGAATTATGATAATACAAGCAGAAGATAGAAGTAAGATTAAGAAGGTACACTTCAAACATCCTTACCTCTTTGGACCTAATGCTGAAGAATATGTTATCAATATGTATAAGGATATATTGGAGACAGATGACAGGTTGTCCTCAGCAAGGCAATTAGTAAGAGACTTGGAGAAAGAGTTAAAGGAAAAGAAGGATAAATTCACTGAAATTGAAGCAATGTGTACTATGGAATTTGAGCAAAAGGAAGTAGAACATGTTGATATAGTTAAGTCTAACATGGCAGTGATTAATCCAACAGATGCTAGTAATAGAAGTTATACTGGGTAGTAGTTCAATAGGTAGAACACTGGTCTCCAAAACCAGCAGTTATGGGTTCAATTCCTGTCTACTCAGCATCATGTGCATGTCTTCTAATTGGTTAGAAGAATATAGGGACTTATCCCCTCTGTCTGATAAGCAGTTGAAAGGGTAGTTGGTTACAGTTGAGTTCAATTCTCAAAGTCCCTACTATGATAGATGAAGAAATAAGAAATAACATATTGAACTTATATAGTTCAGGAAAAACTTTGCCTTATATATGCAAGGCTTTAAAAGTGTCTAAAGCTACAGTATCATATCAGATTAACAAGGCTGGAATATCAAGATATAGAAACTCTGTGAAGATTACAGAAAAAATACTTGAGGATATGCAAAGTAGATATGATGAATGTAAAGACTTAAGGATAGTTAGTAAGGAGTTTGGAGTATCAATTAACAGACTAAAGCTTTTAAAGAGAAGACCTTCTCAAACCAATTATGAGATATTAAGAAATAGAAGATATAGAATTAAGCAAGAGCTTGTTGAATATAAGGGAGGAAAATGTCAAGTATGTGGATATGATAGATGTCTATCAGCTCTTGAGTTCCATCATTTAGACCCAGCAAAGAAAGATTTCACTATATCTTCTAATATGAAATATGCTAGTTTAGAGGACTTAAAAGATGAAACGAATAAGTGCATTTTGGTGTGTTCAAACTGTCATAGAGAAATACATGCAGGAATAGTAAATATAGAAGATATTTCTTACAAAGGTAAGCATGATTTAGAATCATGAAAGATTGTGTAGTTAGCTTAATTGGTCAAAGCACTGGATTGTGGCTCCAGAGGATAGGGTTCAACTCCCTGCTACACCCTTTATACTCACATAGCTCAGCAGGTTAGAGCAGGAATCTTATACATTCAAGGTCAGGGGTTCAAATCCCTTTGTGAGTACTATCTCCAGTTGTCTGAATGGTTGAGGTCCTAGTCTGCAAAACTATGGTATATTGGTTCAAATCCAATACTGGAGTCTATGGAAGATAAATTAGATAAGATACTGAAGAATCAAGAGATAATTAATAGGAACCAGATTACAATATACAGAGAGTTACTATTAGTTGAATCAAGACTCTTTAAGAGTGAAAGTAAAGAGTTTCTTAGAAACTACTTGGCAGATATAGCAGGTACTATTACTGCTGAGTTAGGTCTTGTGGACCTTCTTAATGCTATAAAGAAAGCATAAGTTCCTATAGCTGAATTGGTTAAAGCACCTGTCTCTTAAACAGGGGACTCAAGGTTCAAGTCCTTGTGGGAACACATTAATCTTGGCAGGTTTATTCCCCTATAGCAGACAGGTGTAGGCAATTGACTTTTAATCAATGAGGTGAGGTTCGATTCCTCATGGGGGAACATATTGAAGTATAACCGGTAATTGGCAGCCGCGGAGACTGTAAATCTCTTCCCTATGGGACTGGGGGTTCGATTCCCTCTACTTCAACTTCAATAGAAAGTGTAGCTCTTGGTTTATGAGTGGTGACAGGGGTAGAGACCTGAATAAACCTTTAATGGGTACTTGGTGTAGGTGGTTATTGCACGTGGGTCTGAAAAACCCAAGGCTTAAGTTCAATTCTTAGAGTTCCCACAATTAATTATGAAACATATGAATCTTAAAGTAGTAGAAATATCTGGGGAAACAAACATGATTCCTATATTAGAAGATGTTATATTTGAAATAACTTCTATGAATAATGTTAGGAGTTTTGATGTATATGTTAGCACTGATACTTATAATAAAATACTCAATCAGCTTGAGAATATTAGTATGGTTAAACTAACATCTGATAGTAATGAATTACACTATAATATGGCTAATGGTATAACATTAAGTTTTCATACTGATTCATGTGTAAATGATGTATTATCAATTAAGTGGTAATTATGGAAGATAGAGCAACAGGAAGGTCTACAAGATTAGTAGATAAATATGTACAGGAATTCTTCACTAATCCTTTAGGTATTGGTGTATGTGTATTAGACCATTGGGATGAACCAAGGGCACATAGGTTCTTACTTGATAGAGTAATTTCAAGGTTAAAGATTGAGCATCCTAGTGTACATTATGCAGTAGATAAAGTGACAAACTCTATAATGAGAATGCCATAAGGCACATGCCCCCTTGGCGGAATGGTTAAGACGCACTAGATTTAGGCTCTAGGCATTGTAGGTTCGACTCCTACAGGGGGTACAATTAACATATTTTATTTGAATAAGTTTGCATAGTTCAACTATTATACATACCTTTGCAAACATAATAATAATGACAACATGGAACCTTTTTTAAGAGGGGGTTTGCTAACACCAATAGATGATATAAGTGTAGAAGCCCCAACAAGTAATGAGTTCAATATCTTCCTTCACTTTGTGAATGTACTTGAAGGTATTAAGACACAGATAAAGAATGTACATTGGGCATCACTCAAGCTACCTAATAGGGACAAGAGAGGAACACACTTATACCTTGATAACTTTGTAGAAGTAGTTGAAGATTTCCAAGATACTGTGGCAGAAAGTGCCACTGGTATTACAGGTATTTCCTTTGACTTTAATACAGTACATGGCATAGCTTTTAATGCTTCATCAACAGCAGAGTTAATGGAATACATTAAGAATAAGACCATAGAGTTCTACAACAGTTTGCCAACAAGTGCTATATATGCTGGTATTAAGTCTGAAACAGAGACTTTCATCAACAACGTAGTGATTTACATCTATAGGTTTAGGTTGACTGAATAATGGCTCAGTGGTGCAACTGGTGAAGACACAACAGGTTTAAACCCTGTAAAGTAAGGGTTCGAGTCCCTTCTGAGTCACCAGATAATGCTTGTGTAGCTCAATGGTAGAGCAACTTATTTGTAATGAGAAGGTTATAGGTTCGATTCCTATCATGAGCTCTTAATGTAGGTATGGTGTTAGTGGTCAGCATATGACATTGCCAATGTCAAGGGGTCAGTTCAAGTCTGATTATCTACTCAATGCAGTATTGGTGTAATGGTAACATGTCACCCTTCCAAGGTGAATTTGACAGTTCGAATCTGTTATGCTGCTCATTTATTGTGGTGAGGGTCGGTACCCCAGTAGGTCTCATAAGCCCACTTTAGCAGGTTCAACTCCTGTCGCCGCAACACTAATAGAAGAAAATATGAAGGGAGAAAACAAAATGATGCTACTAATCACTGGTGCAACCATGAGAAGTGTAGTCAATCAAGCAAATGAACTTGGAGTTCAAAAGGAAGATATAGTACAATTGTTCCACATGGCAGGGCAAATATATCTGATTTATTACAAATAATTTGGCAATATGGAAGAGAAAATTATTAGAGCAACAGTAAATACAGAGCCTAAATACAATGTGGGCAGAACAATTAACCTTGCATCCTATGAAGCTGTCAAAGTATTCAAGAGTGTGAGGAGAGCACAAAGTAGGGGTAATGTAACCCCTTTGGGAACAATAGCACCTAAGAGACCTTTCAATAATAGAAAGAGGACAGCAGGTAGGGAAGAACAACTTCTAAGAGAGAGAATTTATGGACAAGTTAGAGCAAGATACTCAGCATAATGAGTATAATGATGAACCAGTAGTTTACTGTAAGAGATGCTTGTCACTTGCCATAAGGACAGAGGATGGTACTGAATATTGTGATAAGTGTGGTAGTACTGAAGTAGAGAGTGCCAATATCTTTGATTGGGAAAAGATGTATGGGCAAAAGTATGGTGGTAATTATTTAAATAAATAAGGCAATGGAAAGAGAAATGAAGATTGATGCACAGGGAAGTGCATGTGAAGGTACTTGTGCTTGTGGTCAACAACAACCAGCTAAAGCAAGCTATGAACAACTGGCTAATATAGCTAATCAGTTGTATGTACAGAATCAGGAAATGGGTAAGAAGTTGAATGAACTTGATATGGAGAACTTCTTCAAGAGACTTGATTGGCTATGGCAGATAATTAATTCAACTACTCCTTATATCACTGAACAATTCAAACAGGAATGTGGTAAAGAGTTCATGGATATGATGACTAAACCTGAAGATGAACCTAAAGAAGAACCTCAGCATGATATGCCAGCAGGTTCAGAAGAATAAGGAGACACATTATGAGCAAGGCAAGAATAGCAGATTCTGTGGTTAGGATTCCTTGCGGTGAGGTTGACAAGTTTTTTAGAATGTGGTTCATGTTTCTGAAACCTTTTCATCATCTGACTGATAGAGAAATGGAAGTTATAACTTGCTTTGTAAAACATAGATATGAGCTTAGTAAAGTTATTGCAGATAGTGAGATACTTGATAAGGTTACAATGAGTGAAGATACAAAGAGCAAGATAAGAGAGGAGTGTGGAATGGCACTCCCTCATTTCCAGCTCATACTTAGTAAGTTAAGGAAGAACAAGATTATTGTTGACAATAGAATCAATCCAAGGTATATACCTAATCTGGTTGAGGAGAATGGTTCTTTCAAATTGATGTTACTATTTGATTTTGTATGACATACTCAGAAGCAGTAAGACAGGTATCTATGGAGCTTGGAATACCACCTGAAGTGGTTAAATTAGCTTATGAATCCTATTGGAAATTCATAAGAGAAACTATCTCATCCTTGCCTTTAATGGAAGACCTAACTGAAGAAGATTTCAGTAAACTTAGAACCAATTTCAATATCCCAAGTATTGGGAAACTAAACTGTACATACAGTAGGTGGAAAGGTGTTAAACAGAGGTATAAGCAATTAATGAAATTAAAGAATGATAACAAAGATAAAGAAGGTTAAGCCCATGTTTAATGGGTTGATTACTACTATGGAGAAATATGGTCAAGAGTACCTTAAAGGTACTACAATGATTGACCCAACTAAGTCAGGAACAGTCAAGGAATACCAGAAAGTAGTAGCAGTTGGTCCTCATGTAAAGGGGATTGAAGTTGGTGATACAGTGTTCATTAATCCTAAGAGATATGCTGTAATGGAACATAAGGAAGGTGGATTACAAGATGGAGTAATCAAGGACAATCCTGTGGTTGGTTATAAGTTTGAAATAGTGGAAATTGATGGTGTTCCTCATATGTATATTTTTGATAATGATGTCAAGTATGTGGCAGAAGTTGAGGAATTTGATGAGAATCCCACTCTGGTTATGCCAGACAAACCAAAGATAGAGTTAAACTAAAATAGACCCTGCCTGCATTAAGCAGGTGGGGTTTTCTTTTATACATAGTTATGAAACTTATAAGATATGAGAATTATCAGATAGTAATAGCAGATGAACTATTACTTATAAGACCAGCAAGGCAACTTCTTAATGCTGATAGAACAGCTACTAAGGAGAACTTCCTTAGACAGATAAGCTATATGTACTTCATGTATGACCCTGAAAGTACTTATGGTTACCTGACCAATGAGGCTGAAAGAGCTAAAGCTGTTATAGAACAAGAGGGTTTAGGCAAGGACTTCAAGCCAGATAAGAAGCTTGAAGAACTTATAAAGATATATAAGGAGCATGTAATAACTACATCATATCTTCTATTACAGGATAATAGAGTTGCTATTGATAAGATTAGGGAGTTTCTTAGGAATGTAGACCTTACACAAGTTGATGATAAAGGCAAACCAGTTTATCCTATTAATCAGGTAACTGCCACTATTAAAATGGTACCGGAGTTAGCTGCTGCTAATAGGAAAGCAGAGAAAGACCTTGCTAAGGAAATGGAAGAAAACTCCAGAGCTAGAGGTATACAGGAGAAGAAGTTATTTGAAGATGGATTAGATATAAATTAATATGGAAGCAGTAGATATAGTAGAAGCATTGAATCAGTTTCATGAGAAACTGGCAAGTGAAGTAGGTGGACAATTTGTATTACAAAAGAGCCTGTTACCTGATGAATCATTTAAGGCTTATAAGAAACTAAGTCTTGTTGTATGGTATGTGAAAGGCTCATCTAAGGTTAAAGCACTTCAGGTCAATAAAATATCTAGAATGATAAGTGACAAGGAGATTACCATTGCCAACAAAGAAGCCTGTACAGAATTGGTTAAGGTGATGCTTGACTTTGTAGCAGGCAATGATTATGCAAGTTTGGTTTATGGAGCTAAATAAATATCAGTCCACCTTTGAGGATTTACAACTGGATAGTTATCCTCAAGAGGTACAGGATGAATTTATGGATGCTATTAATTCAGTGCCTTTAATCCAGCACCTTATTAGTCCTAACAGACCCTTAGCTAAGGACTGTCCAAGAGATGAAAAAGGTAGGATTATAGTAGATTTAACAAATCCACCTATAATTGAGGACACTGATTACTTTAGACCAGTTGCTTTGTTTTATAAGAAGCATGGTAAGATGACTAACTTAAGACCTAATGCCAATCCAAATAGTGAATTTGGTAAATGGGTTAGGGAAGAAATCAGAAGAATATGGTATGGTTACGTCAGGGAATCTGATGGAGCATGGGTAACTGGTGACATGTATTTCTATTTGAACTACTGTCCTATCATTCAATCAAAGATTAGAAAAGGTACTAAGATTGCAGATAGAATTGTAGATACCCCAGAGTTCTGGGAAGGAATATGGTGGAGGTCTAATTACATAGACCAAGCAAGAAATCTAGGACATCATTGTGCTGAAATTGCAAAGAGAGGTGCCTCAAAGTCATACTTTGTAGCATCAATTCTTGCTAAGTTATTCATACTTGGAGAGAATGAAGATACCAGCAAGTCAGTTAGAGCAATGGTTACTGCATACCAAAAGGAATATCTTACAAAGGATGGTACTCTGAATAAGTTTGTGGAGATGATTGACTATATAGCACAGAACACAGAGTTTCCTTCAAAGAGGCTTAGGTCTTCATTACAGGATATGCAATGGAAAATGGGTTATGTAGACCTTGACACTGGCACACAAAAAGGTACACTTAATGAGATTATAGGTGTTTCATCTAAGGATGACCCTGATAAGTTAAGGGGTAAGAGGTCCTCAAGAATAATAATTGAAGAGTTTGGTAACTTCCCCAAGGTGACAGATACATATAGGGTTATTCTTCCTTCAGTACAGGAAGGTAACATTGTCTTTGGTCAGATGATTCTTATTGGTACAGGTGGTTCTGAAGGAGCAGACTTTGCTGGTGCTAATGAGATTATCTACAATCCTTTAGGCTTTAATATATATGCTATACCTAATGTGTATGACAAGTCAGCACAAGGTAAGAATAACACCATATTCTTCTTTGGTGCTTATGTAAATAGGAAAGGATGTTACAACCATGATGGTATATCTGATGTAACTAAGGCACTACTTGAACTATGTTATGACAGGTATCTTGTCAAGTATAACACCACAGATTCAATGGCTTTAACAAGAACTAAAGCAGAGAATCCTATCACATTACAAGAAGCTATCATGAGAAGGGATAGTACCTTATTCCCAGTAGCTACTATTATGGATAGAATCCATCAGATAGATGGCAATCCTAATGAGTATGATGATGTATATGTTGGCGAACTTGAACTAAAGAAAGATGGTAAAGTAGAATTTAAGCCCACTAGTGCACAGCCCATAAGGCATTTTCCACATAAAGATAATAAGCTTGAAGGGGCTGTTGAGATATTTAAGATGCCTGAACTTGATAGGGACGGCAAGCCATTCAATGGTAGATATATTGCATCTCAAGACCCTTATGATGATGATAGTGCAGAGACAATGTCTTTAGGCTCTACTTTTATACTTGACTTATGGACTGACAAGGTTGTTGCAGAATACACAGGTAGACCAATGTTTGCTGATGATTACTATGAGACATCAAGAAGATTGTGTTTATTCTATTGTGCAAGGATGAACTATGAGAACAATAAGAAGGGTCTGTTTGGTTATTTCTCAAAGATGAATTGTCTGTATCTTCTTACAGATGTACTAGAGTTCCTTAAGGATAAGGATATGGTTAAAGGGCAATTATATGGTAATAAGGCTAAGGGTACTAATGCTACTGCTCCTGTCAATGCTTATGCAAGAACACTTATAAGAAACTGGTTGCTTAAACCAGTAGTGACTATACAGGTTATTGATGGAGAAGAGCAGGAAGTAACAGTACCAAACCTGATGTTTATCAAGTCTAAGGCTCTACTTCAGGAGCTTGCACAGTGGAACCCTGATGGTAACTTTGACAGGGTATCATCACTTGGTATGTTGATGCTCTTAAGAGAGGATAAGATGATTACTTTAGGCGGTGATGTCTCAAAGGCTATCAATCATAATAGAGATAGTGACCTTAGTAATGATAACTTCTTCAAGAAGAACTATGATTCAAGGTTCAAAAAACCAGTAAATTTAGTAAAGAATGTGGTGCCAGAAGAGTAATTCACTTAATCTATTGATTTATTACTGTCCTTTGATTACTTTTGTATCAAATTTAAACATGGAAGACTATGGCAGATAATATAAACTTTCCCAGACAGATGCTTCCTTTCTCTAAGAAAAACAAGCAATGGAGAAAGGAATGTCTTCTGTGGGCAAATCAAAAGACATTCTTCAATTACAGCTTAGTAAGAAAGTCAGTTATCCACAAGAAGATTAACTATGACTTGCTTAATGGCAAGCTACATATGAAGGATTTGGAAATGGTAATCAACCCTGACCACATTGAGGCAGGATATATACCAGACAGATTGCAGCATTATCCTATAATGAATGCAAAACTTAATGTGCTTAGAGGTGAGGAAAGTAAGAGAGTATTTGACTTTAAGGTAGTTGTGACTAATCCTAATGCCATTTCAGAGATTGAGAACAATAAGAAGGAGGCACTTCTTCAATCACTTCAGGAACTTATACAGGATAACTCAATATCTGAAGATGAGTTTAACCAGAAGCTTGAGAAACTGAATGACTATTATACATATGTATGGCAAGACCTTAAGGAGGTAAGAGCTAATCAATTGCTTAATCATTATATTAAGGAACTGAATATACCTCTACTATTTAACCAAGGATTCATGGATGCCATGATATGTGGTGAAGAGATTTATCAATGTGATATAGTAGGTGGTGAACCTGTTATTGAGAGGATAAATCCACTAAAGATTAGGGTATTCAAGTCAGGTTATAGCAATAAGATTGAGGATGCAGACATAATTATCCTTGAAGATTATTGGTCTCCGGGCAGAGTAATTGACACATATTATGATGTTCTTACCAAGAGAGATATAGAATATATAGAGGAAATGCCTGACCACGTGGGTCAGGCTGCTACAGACAGCATGGATAACATAGATGAAAGGTATGGATTTATCAACACTGATATGCTTACTGATGAAGTGACTGTAGGTGCTGGTAATTATTACTTTGACCCTGCTAACTTGTTTGGTGAATCTATATCAAATTCTCTTATGCCTTATGACTTGGCAGGTAATCTTAGAGTACTAAGAATGTACTGGAAGTCTAAGAGAGCAATTCTTAAGGTTAAATCTTATGACCCAGAGACAGGAGAAGAGGTATATAACTTCTATCCTGAAAACTATGTAGTTGACAAGGATAATGGTGAAGAATCACAAAGGTTCTGGATAAATGAAGCATGGGAAGGCACTATGATTGGTGACCAACATGATGGTATATTTGTCAATATGAGACCTAGATTGATTCAATATAACAGACTGAGTAATCCTTCAAGATGTCACTTTGGTATTGTAGGTTCAGTGTATAACCTTAATGATAGCAGACCTTTCAGTCTTGTTGATATGATGAAGCCATATAATTACTTATATGATGCTATTCATGACAGATTGAATAAGGCTATTGCTGCTAACTGGGGCAGCATCCTTGAACTTGACCTTGCTAAGGTCCCAAGAGACTGGGATGTTGAGAAATGGATATACTTTGCAAAGACTAATCATATTGCTGTAACAGACTCATTCAAGGAAGGTACTATTGGTGCCTCAACAGGCAAGCTTGCAGGTGGTATGAATAATGCTTCAAGAGGTATTATTGAAACCAATATGGGTAACTACATACAGCAACAGATTAACTTACTTGAGTTCATCAAGATGGAAATGAGTGAAGTTGCTGGTATTAGTCCTCAAAGGGAGGGTCAAATTAGTAATAGAGAAACTGTAGGTGGTGTAGAAAGAGCTACCTTACAATCAAGTCATATTACTGAATGGCTATTCACTATTCATGATGATGTCAAGAAGAGAGCACTTGAGTGTTTCCTTGAGACAGCCAAGATAGCTCTTAGAGGTAGAAGCATGAAGTTCCAGTATATCTTGTCAGATACATCAATGAGAGTAATGGAAATTGAAGGTGATGAATTTGCAGAAGCAGACTATGGACTGGTTGTTGATAACAGTAATGGTACTCAGGAACTTCAATCCAAACTTGATACTCTTGCACAGGCTGCACTTCAAACACAGACTCTTTCATTCTCCACTATTACCAAACTATATACTTCAAGCAGCTTAGCTGAAAAGCAAAGACTGATTGAAAAAGATGAGAAGGAAATAAGGGAAAGACAGGCTCAAGCACAGCAACAGGAGCTTGAAGCTCAACAGCAAACAGCTCAAATGCAAATGGAACAAAAACAAGCTGAGCTTCAAATGAAAGATGCACAGAATGTAAGGGATAATGAGACTAAGATTCAAGTTGCTCTTATAGGTGCACAAGCTAAGGCTACTGATATTGGAGAGGATGGTATTGCACCAGATGGATTTACTGAAGAAGCAAGAGCTAATCTTGAAGAGAAAATAAGACAGTTTGATGAAAAGATGAAGCTTGAAAGAGAGAAATTGAAGCATCAGAAATCTAAGGATGAAGAGGATGCAGATATTAAGAGAGCAGCACTCAGAAAGAGAACTACATCAACAACTAAATAATAGAATATATGAGACATTTTAATGGAATAGTAGAGTCATCTACAGAACCTAGACCAACAGATTTATGGATACATGATGGTACCCTGAAGTATTTCAGGAATGGTCAGTGGGTTCCACTGGGTGGAGCAGGTACATCAGAAGAGACCAGCATAATAGATTCAAGCTTGCTGGGCTCAACAGTAGATAGTAAGACAGCAGAAGGACTAAACAAGTCACTCAGTTTAGTAATTAATAACACTCCAGATGGTGCCCTTATACTTAATAAGGTAGGAGTCATGGATGATAACATTATATTCAAGAGTTTAACATGTGAATCAGGCAAGATTCGTATGGTGGAATATAATACAAAGACCAAGGCTCTGTCAGAGATGAGCACAATAGTGGAAGGAGGTCAGGATTTAACAGGTCTTGAAGATATTTATTCTTATGGTGTAATGTGGGATACTACAGTAGCAGACCCTCATCCCACAAGAATAGGTAATCCTACTCTTCACAAGTTACTTCCTATACAATCTAATTATAGAGGATGTGTGACTAAAGGGGGCAAGATTAACTACTATCTAGACCCTGATGATTGGAGTAAGAAGATTGATGGAAACCCATCAGTTCTTGATGGTACAGATGGAACAGTTAAGGTACACACTCCAAAGTTCTATGGTAAATCAGGAAGTAATGGTAATTACAGATGGGTAAGAATATCAACTACTAAGATTGATAACACATGGGTAGAGATACCTGAGATGCTTATTGATGCTTACAGAACTACAGTGCTAAATACTGTACCATCTGATGCTGGATATCTTAGTACTCTTCCTGTCAATAGTGCTATATCAGTAGTGAATACTAATACTTATTGCAGGGGTGGAGCTAATAATAGTGCATATGACCAATACCTGGCTACTGATAAATACAGAACTCAGTTAGGTAAGCCAAGGACTGTACTTAGTAGAAGTACAATGAGAACATATGCAAGAAATGCTGGAGCCAATATACTAAGTTATAATGCTTATAAGTGGGTATTGTATTGGGCATTTGTGATTGAGTATGCTACATTTAACTCACAAGAAGCATATAATGCTGAACTTACATCAGAAGGATATAGACAAGGTGGACTTGGCAAAGGAATTACTAATATTAATGGTACTAATTGGAATAACTATAATGGTTATTACCCATTAACACCATGTGGTACTGGTAATGAACTTGGAAATAACACAGGCATTGCATCGTTCACTATTCCAGAAACTATAGTAAGTGATACTGTCACTATTCCAGCTACTACATTACAGATAAGTAGATATAGAGGATTTCTCAATCCTTTTGGTGATTTATGGTTAAATCTTGATGGAATAATCATACAAAATGACCCTAACTCAGAAGGTCAATATAAGAATATATATGTGTGTGATACCCCAGAGCATTTTGCTGATACCATAACAGAGAATTACAGGTTTGCTGGTAGGCAGGTTAACACCGAAGGTTATACCAAAGAGTTTTATCTTGGAGATACAGGAGAAATTTCACCAATACTGGTTGGTGGGGCTAATGCTACTACTTATAAGTGTGATTACAGCTATGTGGGTAATAAAACTAATACTTCATTGACTACTCTTTTGGTTGGTGGTTACGCTTCTTCTGGTGGTATTGCTGGTCTTGGCTGCTTCCATTCTGGTCTTGGGGTGGGTGCTGCTAATGCTAATTCTGGTTTTCTTACTTCTTGTTACCCTGAACAATAAGAAGTAATCAAATATTTTAAATTATAGGTTGTTATTTTAATCTAGTTGGCTGCATTAAAAAAACTCTTTTAGTTAGTGGTAACGCTAATAATGGTAGTAATGCTAGTCTTAGCTACTTCAATTCTAGTAATGAGGTAGGTACTACTAATGCTAATTATGGTTTTCTTACATATTGTTATCAAGTTATTTTAAACTCTTTTAATTCTAGGAATAACAACCTTGCCTCTTGGCAAAAGATAACGTATATCTAATTACAGGTGTTAGTAAGTTTCCACTGAAGGCTCCTTAGAGATAACAAGAATGACAAAAAGACTAAGTCACCTACATGAACAGGTGTGCACTAGAGATAACATAGATTTGGCTGATAGTAAAGCTAGAAGAGGTAAATCTAAGAATGCTTACATAAAAGAGCATGATAAAAATAAGGAGAAAGAGAATGAAGAACTATTAAGGAAACTGGAGACTCTGACTTATAAAACCTCTGAATATGATAAGTATAAAATCTATGAACCAAAAGAAAGACTAATATTTAGGTTGCCTTATTATCCTGATAGGATTACTCACCATGCCATTATGAATGTAATGGAGCCTATATGGGTTAGCATATTCATTGATAATACTTATGCTTGTATAAAGGAAAGAGGTATTCACAAGTTGGCAAAGGATTTAAGAAAGGTACTCACTAAAGATGTTGATGGAACTATGTACTGTTTGAAATTAGACATTAGGAAGTTTTATCCATCAATAGACCATGATATTTTGAAATCAATACTGAGAAGGAAGATTAAGGATAGGAAGATGCTAGCTTTATTATATGAGGTTATTGACTCTACTGAAGGAGTTCCTATAGGTAACTATCTATCTCAGTTCTTTGCTAACTTATTCTTGGCATACTTTGACCATTGGTTAAAAGAGGAAGTCAAAGTTAAGTACTATTTCAGATATGCAGATGATATAGTTATTCTATCTGATGATAAGGAGTATCTAAAGAAGGTACTTATATTAATCAAAATCTATTTGAAGCATGTACTTAAACTTGAGATAAAAGGCAATTATCAGGTATTTCCTACTGATTCAAGAGGTATAGATTTTGTGGGATATAAGTTTTATCATACTCATACTCTATTGAGAAAGAGTATCAAAATGAAGATATTCAGGCTAATTAATGACTATAAGAATAGTAAGATAACTAAGGGTGAGCTTATAATTAGAATGAGCTTATACTTTGGTTGGTTAAAATACTGTGATTCTAAGAAACTATTAGCTAAAATAGAGCAGGATACTGGTATTCATTATTCAAATTGGCGTGGTATAGATTCCAATATAAGTTCATTCTACGATACTCATATAAAGGTTATAGAAATAGTGCATTACTCTAATTACTTTAAGGTACACTTTGTTTATAACAATGAATCATACACAGTGAATAGTTCAAATAAGTCTCTATACAGAATCTTGACTAGTCATTCTTTACCAACTAACTTTAAAATGAAATATTACAATGGAAACAACTAGATTAAAATCTATAATTAAACCAGCCAAGTTTGAAAGTCTTGGTAATGGAAATTATTACTATAACTA